TATATCTTTTCACCTGGTAGTCTCTGCGCCTGGCTGCACTTCGCACAGCCTTCGGGTCGGATTGCCTTGCCATTACTGGTTTAGGTTCCCCGGTCGGTTCCGCAATCATAATTAATGTAATCACTTACATTAACGGCATTAGTATACCAGCACTCCAGAGTTCTGGAATAAAGACAGTAACATCAGAATTTTGAGTAACGTCACCTGTAAAGCCATAATAGTTAGCCATTTATAGACTCCTTATTAGAGTTAAGGTGCCCGGCGATAACCCGCAACAATCTGGTCCCAGTGTTTCTTACGATCAGCATCGGACATTTTGGTCCAATCCTCTGGGATATCTTTTCCGGCAACCGCCGGATTGTTTGCAATGTTAACGCGGGCGGGTGATTGAATTAATTTACCATGTAACGCCCTGAGTTTGCTCAAAGGCAAGTCTCCAAACGTATCACGGTCTTCTTCAGAAAAATCAGCAAGAATTTGTTCACGCAATGCAGCTTCTTCCACTTTCGCCTTTTCAACTATGGGTTCAAGCTCGGCAATCTTAACAGCGCGTTCTTCCGCAAGCTGCTGCCATTGATTCTGTTCTTCCATCTGTGTCTGACGGTCCGAATCAATCTGCTTTTGCAGCTTCGCGAGTTCCTGCTCACTTTTTTGCGCCCTGGAACGATACTTCTTACTTTCCTGTACTAAGGCTCCATAGTCGGGCGATTCTATGTCCTTATCCTGGCTTTCAGGAGCCACCTCTGTCGATATTGATTGTTCAACTAACGGCTGCTCGACATAAGCCGCTTCTTTGCTTTCCGCTGGCTGCGGTTGTGCTGCTTCAGACATACTGTCTTCTCCTTTTTCTAGATGTGGAGCACCACCGGTACCCCATGTTGTTTAGAAATGTTTCTTGCCACCATCTCGGCAATACCAACCGCGATCTTCTCTTCAACCAGCGGTCCTAATTTTTGATCTTCAGCGACTCTGCGCCTTGCGTCATTCACATCCAGTTTGGTGCCGGCTTTGGACTTGCGAATCCCGTATTTTATTTGAATGTCATTACGCATTTTTGCCGACTGTACCCTGAACTTGTCAAACATCTGGCCAGTCAGCGTAAAATTGACCGGATCAGTGCTGAAATTGATCTGGCCGCGCTTACCGGTCTTACCCGCAGCCTTGCGCCTGGCATAATCCTGGGTATACCGCTTAAATGGATTTCCATCTATATCCATACCCTGGCGTATCTGCACCTTATGTGTTGCATTAATGACATCAGCATATTTCTTGATATCATTCTGGCTAAAATCCAGTATCTTGTCAAACTTGAACATCTTCAGGAATAAAGAAGTGTCGGCAGTTGGCACCACCGGCTGCCTCCAGGGCATCTGGTTTAATAGCGCGTATCTGCGCTTTGGTTAATGGCTGCTCATCTAAGAACTGCCTGCATACCGGCCGGTTCTTATTATCGCGAGGTCCGATATAACTATAAAGCGTTCCAGGCGGCAGGCCGTCTGTCATTGTGAGCACAACAGCACGGCCATAATTGGATAACATAGTCGCAACCATATTATCTATCCTGGGAACCGTAGTTTTAATATTATTGCGCACCAGGTCACGGATTTGGTCACCATCAAGATTGCTGATAATGCCCTGGGCAACACTACTGCGAATAGACTCTGCAACATTTACCGTGACTCCATTGATCGCGTTACGGTGGATACGTCTAAGTGCCTGAATCTGAACTTCACTCGGGTTCCCGAAATATGGCAGACCATCCAATAAATTATCGCTGAAATCCATGTAGGTATCGATCCCGGCCACCAGGCCCATAGTTTCAGCAACGTCATCCTCATCATAGACTAACCTCCCAAAATTGAGTAAGGCCAGTACGGCCAGGATTTCTTCAAGAACTGATTCATCTTCTTCATTTTCAACACCGCTTATCAGTTCTTCCTGAAAAGCATTAATTGTTTCCGAATAACTGTTGACTGCTTGATCTATTAGCACTTTGTAGCCTGTTCAATAAATTATTCTGCGGTTCCGGCTGGACTTTCATTGCGTCCTGCCGCTCAAGAAACCGCTGCCTGTCTGCTGGATTGGAATCTGTATTTTTATAGTCGTACCAGTCGATAGGCTCTGCAAGTCCGCGACTAAAAAGCCAATCCCAGTACTGGATCTCCATGTCAGGGGTCATGGCATAGTTTGGTTCCAGAAAATCAACTTTATAATCGTCGCCCACATCTACGCCAGTTTCCACCTGGATGATCCTGCGATCCACCGCATAACGTCTGTGCTCCCAGGGCCGCCAGGTGTCTTCAGTCACTGCTGTGCGTTCATCGACATTTTCCATTTCGATTATGCTTAGACTGGCCGCCGACGGCGCATTCCCGGAATCATCACGGGCGTACTTCGCGCGAATGTGATTATTGTTTAAAGCTGACTCAACCAGGAACCTGGTTGCATCTACAATCTCTGTTAAAGACCCACCACTGTTGGTGACCCCAAAGTTTGCTCCTTCTGGCAAATAAATAATTTTGTCCGCACCAATTCTGATATCACTAGCTGAATCAACTGATGTAACATACTTGATCCCCATCGCGGAATACCGGATACATAACTGGAGCTCCAGTTGCGCCACATTGACCGCCAGGTCAACATCTGCGATGTCTTTGGCGTTGCCAACGTAAAAGTCGCGGATCGGGGGGTACCGGTGGCTGAATACCACCGGCAGAATGCCGTATGGATTAATATCATCTGGATTGCCTTCAACACTGATCTTCATACCGTGCTGGTCGATCATGTAATGCTTGCCGGGCACACCATATCTTTCCTCGGTCCATACTGCGAAAAGTGGCTTATCCACTCTAGCGTTGCCGTAGTATTCGATTGGATAGCAGATGCCTACTGGCCTGTCTTTAGAGTCCCCGGCTAAGAATAATGGTGTAAAATGTGAAATTGTTTCGTAGGTAAGCCTGTTCTCAAGCTCATCCCACCTGGAGCGGAAGGCCATGCAGCCAAGTAAGAAAGTAAGGCGTTCTACCATCCTGCGCTGGCTTATCAATGTAAAATTGTCAATAGCATCAAAATATCGATCACTGACAGTCAATTTTGGGCTTCGCTTGAATGTCATGGAACGAATGGAAACCACACGCTTAGTGATATTCTGCTGAATGATGGGGGCCTGGGCCAATGTCTCACGGCCAAAATAATTGGAAATGTACCGGTCTGTCTCAGTACCCTCGTACCAATCAAGCAAGTAATCAACTTCCCTGGTCCTGGCATCCTCAATCTCAGATAAGGTGCCTTTTAGTGCTGAAATAACGGAATTTGCGCTAAGATCTGGAATAGTAAGCATATCTATATATATGGGTTAATAGTTGACACTACTAGACGAAATCGACCATTCCCGCTTTGTTATTGCGCATGGGAAAAAGGTTAACAATCATAAATCTAAGCGCATCGCAGGCGTGTTCACGGCCATCCTTAACCGGCTCATGCTTTAACGATTGTTCCGCTTTGTGCTCGGGATAATGATAGTTTTCGTAACTGGATAAACTTTCTTTGCAACTGGGATTCAAAAATATATGTGCCCTGCCATCCGCATCCTCAAACCAGGTCCGCATATGCGATACTCCACTGACTACATTCCGGGTAACCGCGTCACGCTTAATGGTGACCTTTAAATTATTCTCAGAAAAAAGCTGCCAATCTGAGCGGCCTGAATGCAAATTAGTGCCGCTTCCGGCCGGATCTCCGAATATCGCCGTATAATGATATGGTTTAGCCTTCATAGCATCCGCTAACTGCTGCGTGGTAGAGTTGGTCAGGCTGATTTCATCAATCTGATGAATGTCGGCGAATCTGTCGGTTTCGTTATGTAACTGACAGATAACAACGTGGGACTGCCGGTATCCAGGATCGACTCCCGCGTATACTGGACGACTGGAGTCATACTTAACGTCTTTACGAACTGTTTGAAACCTGTCCACGGGGAGCACACGACCCTGGTATGCCTGGAATTCGCAAAGGATCTCCTGCCTGAATGTTTCTTTGGTGAGTGTTCTTTTGAGCTCATTTAGGTCATCCTTGAAATATGGGCTTTCGGTTGATGGAAAACGCCAGGAAGCCCATTCCGGGAATTCTTCAGATTTTCCATATTTGTAGTAATCATATGCATGGTTGAATCCACGCGGGGTGGAACAGAATAATGCCCAGCCCTCCCGATCAGCCAGGGTGGGCCGGAGATACTGCTCATAAGTATTGCGTGATATGAGCGCGAATTCATCTATTATTAAGTAATCAACACCACAAAATGACCCCGCAAGGTCAACCCTCGCCAATAAGACTGTCAGCAGCATCCGCTGACTTCACTACGAGCTCACTGCCCAGGCCGGCAATCTTCATGGAGTATAATTCGCCATTTATTTCCTTCTTTGTCTCCAAGGGCAACTGTAACTGCTGCATGACCATTTGTTTTACTTCCCTGGCAATCTTCTGGGCCAGGGCGTAGTTGGGACCCACAATCCAGCCCCTGGTCTTTGGGGTCAATAACCATGGCATGATCTCATGGGCCGCCATGTAGGACTTCCCACTGCGCCGGCCCATAAAACAGACGCGAAACCTAAATTTTGACCAGGCGTTATGAACGAGCAACTGCTGTGGAGTTGGGTTGTACCCCAAGATCTTCCAGAGCTTTTGCCTGTTCATTATTTTTTTTATCAACTGGTTTATTGTCCTCAAACCCGCATTCGCGCAGGATCGTTTCTAGATTACCGGACATGTCTATCGCAGTACGCTCATGCATACCTAGAAAATTCTTCGATAACCAAATTTGCATGGCAATCGAGCCGTTCTGGGCCGATTTCCACATGGTGGTACGCAATTTTAACTTCATCTCCGAGCGGCCTGCATTGTAGTCAGAACGGAAATTCTTGCGTATCGTGCTCTCGTCACATCCGAAGTATTTTCCCAGGTCTGCGTAGGTACAGCCGAAGCTGGCCAGCATATGGACCTTTTTGGGATCGATGTCTTTACTGTTCATACTATATACCCGTTTCGATGACACGTTTTATTTTTTTAAGCGACCTGGTCCAGTAAACCTTGCAACTGGACTCGGAGATCCCGAGCTCATCGGCGATGATAGGGTAGGTGTGCTTCTGGACCTTCATTTTGAACACTTTTAACTCCTGTTCACTAAAAGAATCGTAAAACTCATGCGCTGCTAGTTGCAGCCAGCGCAGTTCCTGCGGGATGAGCCCGCTGCGGAAGATGGCCATCTTGGTTGAGAATTCATCTGCCTGGTCAATCGCATCAATCAGCCGGTCTGCATCGGCATCCGTCAAAGTCGTCCAAGTCGATTTCATATCTGTATCTTGAGTATACACTAAAAGAGTGTTTACAAAAATGGGGAAAATTCTATGACGAGGTAAGTCGCGCCTGGCCGGGTTGGCCTTGGTGCACCGGGGAAAATTGACTGTAACATTTTGAAACAATGGCCTGAAATGGACAGGCTGTCCATTGGGCCGCCCTGGACAAATTGCAGGCTGTGCCGAAATGTACCGAAAAGCAGCCCAGGCCTGGCAGTTCTGGAGATCCGCGGTAGTTCCTATTTTTGGATCGTTCGCAGCCTGGCAGCCTAT